TCAGTATAACCGTATTAGAACCAGCCAGAGCAATAAGGACCGCACCAGTATCAATCATTTGTCCTCCTTCACCCAAACTCTATAGTTACAATCTGGTGTATGGCACTTATACATTACCTCACCAGTGGTTATATTCCTAATCACTATCAGTAGTGGTTTTCCACATTTCGGGCACATCATCGGACATTTTTTTCTTCCTTTTCCAGCCTGATGGTTAGCACGGTTTTGGTAAAATCAAATGCCTCACCAGAATCATCCTTACCACTGACCAGTTGCCTGATTCTGGTTAACTGCTCAGGAGTGTAAAACTTCCTGATGGTTAACAGATATTGCTGTTCCTTCTCCGTCAATGGTTTCTCTTGAGCATCCTTAAATAATATTTGGAAGTCCTTGGCCAGAACTAACCTGAAGTTGCGGGTAAATTCAATATCAATAAGCTGGTTGGACAACTGCTCTCTTAACTCGCCTAGGGCTTTAGTCTCCAACTCATTAAAGCCGTTGTCCTCTGCTCTCCAACGTTTAATGGTGGCTAGGTGAACCTTAGCCAAGGCTATGGACTCCATAACAGAAAAGCCAGCTACCAGATAACTCAGGTAACGGGCTCTTTTGCCACCATCCGCATAATAATTGATTAAGGATTGGGCTGCTCCCTCAGTAGGAGTTATTACACCTTCCACAGTCTCAATGTCATTCATGCTTACACTCCTATTTACATTCTAACACAGTAAGCTAGTTATGTCAAGCTAAGTCTGAGTATACTTGCAAATGTATAATACTATATTATGTTAAGTATACTTGACAAGAGTTTAGACAGGTGCTATAATTATAGTAAGAGAGGTGAGAAGATGGAAGATATTGAAGTAGAAGAAATTGTACTTAGGGTGTTGGAGAAAACCCTTGAACACCGTTACTGTTATCACTGCCAAAGGGAAGTTACAATGGTAAAGTTTGAAGCAGGTGGCCAAGTCCTTCACAGGTGTCTTAATTGCTTAGGAGTGTTTAGTTAGAGAAGGTGTAAAATGACTAAGTTGGAGAAACTAATCAAGAGGTTTGAGGAAATCAGAGAACAATATAAAGGTGATGAGGAAGTAATCCATGGTAAAATGGATGATGCCTTACTCCAATATATAGATTCTGACCGCATTACCGAATTGTTTAATGCTGATACAAAGTGGTATGCTTAAAGGAGTAACATGGCTTGGGGAGCATATCAACAGCCAGGGTTAAGCGAGGAAATAGACAGCCTAGGGTCTGAACTATCAGTGGTTATTGGCTGTCCTGTACACTATCCTGCATATAATAAAAATTTATTCGAATGTAGGTGTGGGGTAATATTTCCTCTATATGTGGTTAAAGGGCGGAATTGGCAGGTGATTAAACAAAAACATATTGAGGAAAGGAGAATGATAAAGGTATGAACAAAAAGGTAAAGGTTATATGTACCTATTGCCATGAAACTGTAGAAGTAGACCAATACATAGCTGACATGCTAGATGAAACCACAGCCTTCTGTTGTGGCAGGTGTCTAAGGGTAGACCAACCATTATAGAGTAAGGAAAGCTAAATGACCATTCCTAACGTAACCATGCGTTGGTGTGTTAAGAAATCCATCTGTAAGTGGTGCAGCCAGCCCATAGACAATGGGACGCCTATGGTTTCAGTAATCTTTTGGAATAAAGGCAACCCAGAAAGCAGGAAATGGAATAGTTACTCCAAGTATCATCCTCAGTGCTGGGTAGAACAAGGACTGGATTATCTTAGGAGGAATCCTTACGTACCTCAAACTAGGGAGCATAAACCAAAACTATGTGAGGAGGATAGAAGAAAACGGTTCCTGCTGGTTAGGAAATTTCACAAAGCTGAACAGCAGAGGAGGAATTGTGGTAAGTTTCCAGACAACCTACTGGCTGAGATTAAACTAACCCAGCAAATGGTTGACATAATGCTGGAGGTAGCTACGTTGGGAGGAGTGCCAGAATCATGGGCAGGGAAATTATAAGGAGGGATAAACATGTGGAGACCTGAGAAAGACTGGGACAAGGAAATACTCGACCAGTACTTAATAATGTCTGGATGGAAGCCTACCAATATGCAGGGTGCATTAAACCTCGTTGGTTTTGTTGCTGATGCTATGCTTGAGGCACTGAGAACTGGGGCAACCAGAATCAATAACGTAGGAGACCCACCTAATGGCAAAGGTGTAATCGTATTTATCCCCGATGAGGAAGAATAGGTGAGCAGAAAGGCTATAACAAATGGATATATGGAATAATAAATATGATGTAATAGTGATTGACCCACCTTGGGATATAGGTAAGATAATTAGAAAAGTGAGACCCAAACAGGGTCCTACGTTAGATTATCCTACAATGTCTATAGGGGAAATAGCTAGTTTGGAGATAAAGAAAATAGCTACCGATGACTGTGTATTGTTCCTATGGACCATAAACCAATACCTTGGTACCGCCATTGACCTAGTTAGTTTTTGGGGATTTAGATTCCACTTACTTATTACATGGGATAAACAGAATGGAATGTGTCTTTTCGGATTCCATCGCAGAACAGAGTTTGTATTGGTAGGGTTCAAAGGTAAAATTGAAATGTATCCACACAGAAAAGCTATGCCCACCATTATAACGGAATCATCATGGGGCAAACATTCAGTTAAGCCTGACATATTTTACCAATGGGCTGAAACCTTCGGTGATAAGAAGGTAGATTTATTTGCTAGACGACAAAGACCTGGATGGGACTGTTGGGGTAATGAGGTAGAATAGGTGAGAAAGGCTTTGACTTACGAACAATATCTAACCTCTGACGTATGGAGGTGTAGCAACTCTCCCACAGGCGCTCATCATTGGGTAGAAATCCAACATGCCGTAGGTGAAGACTTCCACACAGGGCTGTGGTACTGTAAATACTGTATGGATGGTAAGAAATTCCCTAAAGACTGGGCAGCTTGTAACAAAATGGTTGGAGTAATAAAGGAGGGTCAAGATGATGATTTGGCAAGTTAGGTTTACATCTTTAGGATTACCTTCCTGCCAGGATTGTTAACCAACAGAGGAAATAATGAATTTACAGGAAAGTTAATTTCTCAGACCTTAACTAGGAAAATAAATAACTATCTGAAAAAGAGCTGACCCGTACCTTGACAGGAAGTAGCACATATGTTCTAATCGCCGAGTAAACAAAAAGAGACGGTTGGCAACTAACCGTCCCTCTTGCTGTTATTTGACTGGAGCTAACTTGCCTTCAGCTATGACACGTTTCTTGACAGCTTGCTTTTTCTGCCAGGACTGGCTGTTAGTCGCAGCTGAAGCTATAGCCGCTTGTTCCTCAGGGGTAGCAAACTTGTCTACAATCTCCTGTAGACTCAAGCCGTATTCGTCCTTACTCTTGCCAGTGCTACCTCCGCCAGCTTTGTGGGATTTCACTATTGCGGTTGTCAAAGCTACCGTCTTATAAGTAACGTCTGGTTCCGCTGGGTTAGCTTTGTCCACTTTGTAAGTAAATCCCCAACCCTTGACATCAGTGATAGCCTTGTCAAGGTTCAGTAGCTTGACCTGCTTGTGGATTTCAGCGGCTAATGCTTCACGTTTGCCAGCTAATTGCTCCGACTCTTTCTGCAGCTTCTCAGCTTCAGCCTTAGCCCGTTCTTTCTTGCTGGCTACGATTTGCAGGGCTATAGCTTCCATACCAGCTACATCGTTGTTGGATATAGCTGTAGCCATTTGAGCTTGAAGTTCCTCAATGCTCATTCCTTCACCTCTCTATTCAATTATTAATGTACGTTACCACTTACATATACATCATAACACATAGGATAAACTTTGTCAAGTGTTTTACAGGCAATTTGTAAATATTGGTGAAAATAGGTAGAACATTTGAGCTAATGGCTAGGTTATGTAAAGCTAGATTATGTCAAGTAGAACGGATGTTCTATTGACATGTGCAATAGCAGGTAGTATAATATAGATAGAGTAGTTGACATAAGGTTGGCTACAGGACATAACGAGAGGATAGCCAGTCAAATGGTTATCAATAGAGCTGAGGAAAGGAGCCGAACCAATGTACGTCTGGGACACGGAACTAACAGTACCGAGTGGTAGGTCATACCTCCATGCTAAGACTAAGAAAAAACCCCGACTAAGTGATGGGTTAAGGCACCCAGTAAGAGTAATTAAGGAGGCTAAGCCAATTGGTTCCTTGACCCAGCCCATTACCCGCCAGAGCAATAATATCGCTGGGAACAGGTGTAGTGGGCTGGGTTGAAGGAATTAAGAAAGGAGTAGGATAATGGAGAGTTGGAGTAAACGTCATCCACTAACAGTGAATGGTTATGGGGCTAGAGGATACGTGGGAAAGGTAAAGGGTGGCTATGATGTAGTCATTACGATGCCCTTCAAACGGGAAGCCACTGCAAGGAAGTGTCTGAATGAGCTACACAAACTAAAGGAGGTTAGCAATGAGGCAATCAACGCTGGATAAAATCGGTGGTGGTAATCCTGTATTCCCTATCAACCTATCAGGCAGGTCTCTACCAGTGCTACAGTTCCTCATCATGCTGGATGAGACCTGGCCTATGGAAACCGATAGGGACTGGTGGACTTTGTACCTGGCTACTAAGTGGTGGAACTAATGAGGAAGCCATACCGTAGTGAGTATAAGACAGTCCACTCCTATGAACAGGCTTACCGTAAATGGAGAGTACAAAACAAGAGGAGGATGAAATGACCTTCACTCAAGAGGATAAGCAAGCCATGGATGATGCCGCCATAGATGCAGAGAATGACCTATCCGAGTTAACTGGTGTGGATGAGAACCTGCCCATAACCTCAGTAGCAGACTGGTTATCAAAATGGGTAATGAAAGCAGGGTATAAGAGATTGGGTAGAATACTAATCCAATATAAAACGGAGTAAATAATAGATGTATGAGGAGGATTATAATGGAACCAATAAGGGTCGACCCACTAACAGGCGTAATGAATTACTTGTCTACGCTTGCTGCAGGAAACCCCTACCCCGACCAACAAATAACTTCAAAGTTGGAAGACATAACTGTTGATACCTCATTACCCAAAGACATAATGATATGGGAGACAGGCATCAAACGGCTCAACATTGAGGGTAAGTGGGTTATCGTTGAACAGTATCCTGATGAGGAGGCTGCTAAAGTAGGACATGAGAACTGGGTCAGGATAATGCAGGAGTATCCTGACTATCCACTCAAGGACATTGACATTTGGAGTTTACATATTGAGGAGGATTAAATGATACACCATGAAAGAGACCGCAAGCAGGGTCAACCAATCCGATGCTATGTCTGTAATGCCTCAGGTGGTACACTAATCAAAGACGATAAAGGTTATCGCCACACTGAATCGGATATGAAATGCAGGCTAATGAAATTAAGGAGGTAGCACATGAGGCTAACCAAGGAGAAAGCAGTAGAACTTTCAATTGAACTTTGGACATGGCTGGCGGAAACGGGAAAAATGAAATGCGAATGGCCTGGCTGGGGTAAATATACTGACATAGTATGTCATTGTTTCCTATGTGAGTATGCTGCAAAGCATGGTGGTTGTTCCTCTTGTCCTTACTCTCAAAAGTTTGGAGTCTGTAGCGGTGGCCACTACTCCAAATGGACACTTAGCAGAACCACAAGGACGAGTAGAAAGTATGCTAGACTATTCCTAGAACAACTGAAACAACTTTAGGAGGTAGATGAATGAGTTACCAAGATGTTAAGGACAAACTATACCGAGGTCATAGGAAGATAGCCAACAATACTTACCTAGAGCTATGGGAAAAGACTGACCACAGTGGTGAAGGAATAGACATGGGACTACACGGCAACTTGGTGGCTAGGTTCTATCCTGACCATCTAAAATTATACTCTGCTGGTTGGTACACCCAAACCACCAAGGATAGACTTAACTTAGCCCTAGACATAGCTGGTATATATGGCTACAGTGTATGGCAACATGACTACCAGTGGTACTACGGTTATCTACTAACTGGTGTTGAATTCTATGATGGAATGAAAATAGACTATACAGGTGAAGTAATAAACTAAGTATATTAGTATTATATGTTTAACTGTATACCAAGGAGAATAACAGGTGAGCTATCTAACTGGTTTTCCTATCTGTCCAGGTTGCTACAACCTGTTGGACTACCACCCAATGCCCGATGTTGGTGAAACCTACTGGTACTGTCCAGCCTGTAAAATGTGGTGGGAAACCAGCTTCCTAATACAATGTCTAGAGGATGAGGAACTGTTTGAATATTTATCTGAGGAATAAATAAAGGAGGTAACCAATGACTAGAGTAAATTTCCTATATGTAGACATCAAGGTCTACCCAGCCAGCGTTGAGGAAGGACGTCATACTGGTTATGACATGGACTCGATACTGATAGCTAACCAACCAGTTCTAACCAGATACGAGAACCTGTTTAGCCTATATGATGAGGGAGGGTGGCTACAGCGAGGCTTAGCTGAGTGGATTAAAGAGGAGACACTAAACAAAGGCAAGGAGCTTATCTACCAGAATTGCCCTCAGGCTCCAAAGTGAGATATTTAATTGTAATCCTAATAATTGTGGTTATACTTTATGTATTATACCATACAGTATTAAGGCATTGGACATTATAGGATGAAAACCTTATCACCTAGGGAACGTATACTCAAGGAACGAGGACTACTAGAGAAGCAGTCAGCTCCTAGAAAGCATAAGAGGTTACAGCCAGCAATAAAGGTGAGTATTCCAGACATCCCCAAAACTCCTCTAATGCGTTACATTGAGCAGAAGTATGGTAAGAGGATAGAGGATATACTGGTTAGCGGCTCTCTCTCTGTTGTAGCCAAGCAACTAAACAATGAGGTGGACACCAGCACCTTGAGTAGGTGGATTAAGAGGTTTAAGCTAAGATATAGTAAGGACAACCTGCCTAGCTGTGAAGGTTGTAAGCAGTATGGGCTGGCATGTCAACAAGGAGTGTGTTATGTGTTATTGAACTTGGAACTATACGAACTGGTGCCGATTAAACAGAAGGAAGTATTAAATGAAGGAAATCAGAATACTAATGCAGGAACTTAAAGGTTACCCAAACAATTTCTTCGCCTATCCCGGTAGCCACTGTGACTTATCAGAGGGTGGCTACACATCTGACTATGTGGAGGAACACACTATCCCAGGTCTATTCATCTGTGATATGGATGGTGTCCAGCAAGGGTTTATCGAAACTGGAGGAGCAAAAGAAACAGATGTAGGTAATTGGTAAATGAAACCAGAATCATTAGGTGATTTCCTAGCATGGAAACCACCACACATAACCGAGCTAATAGGAAGTGGTATCTTGATACCTCAAGGCAAGATTATCCTGTTCGGCCCTTACAAGTCATGGAAGTCTATGACCTCCATAGACCTAGCTTTCAAATTATCCAGCGGTAAACCTTGGCTGGGGTTCAGAACCACCTTGTCCACCGTGCTGGTGATACAATTAGAGATTCCCAAAGCAGCCTACCAGAAGCGGGTTAACAAATATTGCTTTGGTAATAAGCTATCACCATTGGATAACCTATACTTTGTTACCATACGCAATCTGAAGCTGGATAAAGGTTGGGGTGTAGCCCTGTTAGAACAGTGGATAGCTGAAATAAAACCACAGGTTATCGTAATTGACCCGATATTCAAGGTTATCTCAGGTCGCCTAACCGATGAATATGATGTAAGACAATTCACTGACAGGATAGATGAGATTATAGAAAAACATAAGGTCAGCTTTGTCCTCATCCATCATGAAGGTAAGGACTGGATAATAGAAGGAGAACGCTATGATAGAGGAGCTGATGCAGCCTTTGGTTCAGCTGTATTTGGTTGGTGGTGTGATTCTTCCATAGAGTTGAGGACTGAAACGGAAGGAGGTAACATAATCAATGTGAGTTTTCCATTACTCCGACTGGCTGAGGATGAAATAAAGTCAGTGAGGATAGAGATAAGCAGGAATAATCTGGTGTTTATAAACAAAGGAGGTTGAGGGATGAACCAAGAAGAACTAATTCAGAAATGCAAACTGACGGATGAGGAGCTTTACCAGTTTGAAGATGACTTTGTTCAAATAAGTTGGCAGAGTAGGCAATATCCCAATGAGCCAGTGATGGATTTTGCCTGTGGATTGGTTATCCAAATAGCCGAAGCCCAGCTCCGCAAAGCCATACCCATTATACAGAAGAAGGATGCTGAGATAGCAGAGTTAAAGGAACAGATTGAGTATATGCACGAGGCTTGGGAAGTTCTAATTGAGGTAACAGAAGCTGAGTGCCAGGAAAGGGTGGAGAGTATAAAGAGGGAGCTTGAGGATATAACTCGTTCCCCCTTTGGTATCAACGAGAGAAGATGGCAAGCTGTTTGGGAGGAGGAAGGAGTGAAATGATGTTTAGGGCTACGATAATAAGAGGCGGTAAGTGGCAAGACAACCTGTACTTTGAGGAGAAAACCTACGGAGACTTCCCAAACCTCAAAAGAGCCGTTGAGTGGGTGGCAATAGAATCAACAAAGTTTCGAGGTGGTTGGAACGTGACGGAAATTCTCATCAAGGAAGGAGTGAAATGAACACTAAATGCCCCTACCTGAAGACAACCAGAGCCTATGATGACCAGTTTGATGAGGTTTATGAAGGCTCTATCTGTACCCTTGCGGATAAACATTGTCTGATGGAGTCTGGCGAGGAGTGTGAAATCTATAATGAATGGAAGGAGGAACAAGATGAATAAAGTAGAAGAACTGGTGGAGTGGGTAGCAAACGAGATATGGGCAACGATACATCCATCAAGAACCTGTACTTTAAGGCAGGCAGGGAAGGACACAATGTCTGCATATTATAAGGTTGCCAAGCAAATCCTCTCTCACCCTGACCTTGCCCTGATTGATAGGGAGAATGATTTACCCGAAGTTGCTTATCATAGTTCAAACTGGTGTCTCATTCCCAGACGGTTTATTAAAAGCCATATTGAGGTTGTAATCCCTCCAGCAGGAGCATTGGAACAATCCTAACTTTACATAATAGCACACTTGTTCTAGTTGACATAACTAAACTTGACAAGCTAGTGTCCACTGTGTTATAATGTTTATAGAGTTTATAATAGGAGGTAGTTAATGAGGTGAACTATTACATAACCGTTGACCTAGCTGAGGAACAGAAGAAGGAACTAAAGATAATAGCTGTCAAGGAAGGAAAGACGGTTAAGCAACTGGTTAGGGAACTGATAATAAATAAATTGGAGGGTCGCCATGAGTGATGGAGGAGTATCAGAACAGCTGTACCTCGTGTATGAGGTGCAAAGGCTGAAAGAAATGGCCTCAGGACTTAGGAGCAAATTCCTAGATAGGTTTGTAAAGGAGCCAGAGAAAGAACCTAGTAAGACAGATGCGTGTGAACCAAACCCTATTGACCAATGTATTAGAGTAACTAGAGAAACCCAAACAATCGTGGAGTCCTGCCATAAACTACTAGAGGAAAAAATAATAACCAAATTGGATGGTAAATGATAGTAACAATTTACCAAGGTGAGGATGGCTACCCAGTAGTTACTGTCCAAGGTGACACTATAGATAGCCCTGCGGCAGTGGCTATGGCGTACTTGGAGGCACTAAAAGTATTAAAGGAGGCGTTAAACAAATGACCGAACTAACCCCAGAGCAATTACTAGCCCAACTACAGACAAGAGGATTTGAGGCGGGAGGATTCCGTTCACCATTAAGGCATTTCAGAGGAACATTAACCAGCATTACTGGCTCAATGGTTCAACGTGGTAACATGCCTCAAGCCAAACTGGAGGTCACCTATAATTTTGATAAGCCAGGAGCACCAATCGAGGTATTCGCATCTACAGAACCCTATCCATTTCCTATAGCCCAAATATCCATGATGCACTCTAACCGTGAGAAGTCCAACATGGGTGTGTTGGGTGCATCCATAGACAAAATCATAAATGCTGATGTGGACAGTAATGCACCACAGGCACAGGTTAAGAACCAGGACTTCCTCATTGGCAAGGTTCAAGAGTGGAAGATGACACCAGGCCACATGATGTGGGATAATGACAAACAGGCTGAAACACCCAGAGATGCTTGGGAAGTGGTCTATGTTGAGGGTGTTGGTGGCACTCCTCATTCGGGGGTGGCTACACCTACACCGGCTGATGCACCAGCTCCAACTGCTACTCCGACTGGAGTAACTCCTATACAACAAGCTCTCAACCTGCTGGATGGTAAAACCCAACAGGACTGGAATAACCTAGTATTCCAAGACCCGTTGGTGAAGGGTGACTCAGCCCTGGTTAGTAAAATCATCGGTGGGGCATTTATTACAGAACTAGAAGCTGTTGGTATGGTTACCAAGGATGACAATGGTGTTTATCACGTGAAGAAGGATTAACAATTGAATAGCTTGCTGGTGTGGAGAAACTTAATTTAGTGTAGTGGCTAGGAATGAATCTTCTGGCGGTTGACGAAGCCGAGGGAGTTATGAAAAAGAGTCCTAGTCCTCGGAACGAGCCAGCAAGTCTGCCAGCTACCCAGAAATTGGGCAACGCAACACTGGGCTGGTGTCCTGAAACGTGCTGAGTAGTAGTAAGGCGGAGAGGCTACTAGCTGGCACCCCTTCGGGGGAAGGAGTTAAAAATGTTAGAATGGTTCAAATGCCCTGACGGTGAAATAACCACGGTTAAGGATTGCCTAACCAAATGTAGAATGGATGAACGCTGCCTCACATTACCAACACTGACCCTAATGGCTGAGGAGAGAGAGTGGAATGGAATACCATCGACTACCCAATTATTAAATGGTACTATGTATGAGTTCCTCAAGTTAACTCAGCCTTATGCTGTTGACCCTGATAGTAGAGCCTTTATGTTGGCTGGAACCAAACACCACAAATCATTAGAGGAAGTGGCTAAAGAACTAGACTTGCCTTCAGAAATTCCACTCAATGTAGACAGGGATATATTTGACCTACTAGAGCCAGAGAATGGTAATCTGGTACTAACCGATTATAAGCTGTGGGGTAGTTACCGAGTGGCTAAGGCTCTAGGCATAGTTGAGGTAGGCAAGAGGCCTGACCCAACAGGTGCAGTTTATAAAGTCTCTGGTAAATGGGGTAAGGCTGGTGAACCCAAAATGGTTCCAGTATTCCAGTCTATGCCTCAAGAGGTTGATGTATTCAATGAGGAATTACAGTTAAACCGCTACCGTATAATGTTGGAAGAGCTGGGTATATCCATATCCAAAATGCAACTACAGGTTACAGTGAGGGATGGTGGATTGGCCGTAGCTCGTGGTAGAGGATTGGATAGGAACATCTATAGGATACCAATTAGTATGTTAGCTAACCAAATAGTTATTGACATTTTTGATGCTAAGGCATTGGCATTACACAAGGCACTAGAGGATGGTAGCTGGACTGAACCTTGTAATGACAGAGAATGCTGGGATGGAGCCAGATGCAAAGGTTATTGTGAGGTAGCTAGGTATTGTCCTAAAGGTTTATTATATCAGGAATCAGTCAATGAGTAGAGTTCATATAACCAGAAGCGACCAACTAAGAATGGTCAGGGAAATCGAAGAAGAGGCTAGGAAACTATACCATGATAGATATGGCAGGCGTAACCCAGCTACTCTATCAACCTGGGACTTAGACCAGATTAAGACTGAGGCTGGCAAGAGAGTTCAAGATAGGAGAAAGGGGAGGTTAGTACCATGATATTCGGATTGTGGGGTGAGGACAAAAGCTGTAAAACTACCTTAGCATTAACATTTCCTAAGCCACTAACCCACATGGAATTTGACATAGGTGGGTTTGACCGAGCTATATACAGGTTCAATGGTGATTACCAGTCTGGCTTAATCAAACATGAGAAGTATCCTATGCCATTCCAAGTAGGCACTATAGACCCAACTAAACTCACTACCAGACCCAGCAAGATAATTGTAGGTATGAAGGAGCTATGGTATAAGTTCCTCATCCACTATATTCAGCATTTGGATGACCCAACCATAAACACTATAGTAATTGATACTGGCACCTTGTTGTGGGAAATCTGCTGTTCTGGCTACCTCCAAGAAAAACAGGAAATCCAACTAGACGCTAAAGGTAACCTACTACCTAATGAGAAGTTGCGGGTCAGCCTGTTACCAATAGAGTACAGAGAACCCAACATCCGCATGAGAGGTATTATTTACCAAGCCAAGGCGCATGGCAAGCATCTGGTTCTAACCCACCATAGCCGTGATGAATACGGACCCATGCCTGAAAAAGGAGGTGGCATAGTGGAGGCTAAGACGGGTAGGAAAGAACGGGCTGGTTGGAACCCACTAGGTGACGGTGCTGATGTCATTGTCCATACCTATTGGGATGATAAGGTCAACAAGCCCTATTGTAAGGTGGAACTGGCCGAGGTCAAAGCCTTGGAAGGTATGTTATTTGATACACCTACATTTGATAAAATCAACCAAGCTATAAGGATGATTAAAGGAATAGCCTAACTGTGGAAAACAAGCTCACCAAATCAATTTTAAGCACGATGAAATTAGCAAGCTGTACTAAACTATTCACAAGCTCAAAAACAAGCGTGAAAGCGATTCTGTGCAGTCTGACAGCAAATCGAGACTGACCAAACAGGAGAATAGGAGAAATAGGAATGACCCTGTTAATAGATAACCATGAACCGAAGGAAATTGAATATCTCATCAATCAAGCGGTTCCTACCATAATGCCACAGCCAGGGTTGAACAGTCAAGGATTTGCTGATTATATGTGGTTCGCTTGTGATGGTCATAGGGTGCAGGTGGAGAGGAAACAAATCTATGAGGTACTTGGTGGAGTAAACCAGGTTGAGGAGCAGTTAAGTAGAGAGATGGATAATGGTGTAGAGGAAACACTATTACTCATTGAAGGTATTTGTGAACCTGTGGCTGGGTTAAAGGTAGCTACTCAGGTGTGGCACAGGGCTAAGGGTAAAAATATTTTAATACCTGGCAAGGTCTACAACTGTAGTTATACAGGGTTGCAGGCATGGAAAAGCCAGTTGGACAAGGCTGGGATAACTGTAGTAGAAACCTTCGACTATACGGCTACAGCTATGACCTTGGTAGCATTGTACCAAAACTCACAGGAGACTAAACACAGAACCCTTAGACGTTACATTAAAGACAGGATATTTATTGAATCCCGCAACCCACATATCTATAACCTATTAGCTATCAAAGGAGGTGGAGTAGGTGAAGAAATAGCTAAGGCTTGGATAGAACAGTTTGGGACTTTTTGGTATACAATCAATCAGGATGTTGAGGTTCTAGCTGAGGTTATGGTTAATGAGAAAAGAGTCGGTACAGCTAGGGCTAAGAAATTTCTTAAAGCTATAGGAAGGAATATATAATGAAATTCAGAAAGAAACCAGTGGTAATTGAGGCATTTCAGTTACAGGCTAGTTGGTTTGATGATGACCACCCCAATCCGCAACACATAATAGGTTTTATTACTGACCCTATAGCACGTACAGTCATTATCCCAACACTGGAAGGAAACCACTTAGCAAGAGAGGGTGACTGGATTATCAAGGGTGTTAAGGGCGAGTTCTATCCCTGTAAGCCAGACATCTTTGAACAAACATATGAACCAGTAGAGGAGGATTAAATGGATAAGGAACTAACCAGAACTATCATCCAAGACCAGAAGATTTACCTCGGTGAACATGAGCTTACCAACCTAGTCAGGACGTTAATCCGTGTTTACCGTTTCAGGAGTAAGAACCAAACACCAACAGCTGTTGTCATACCTTATGTTGCTGAGGTTGACGATGTCAAGGTGGAGTTTCCTAGACCTAAGGAGGAGATAAAAAATGACTAAATCAAAGAGGATACCAGGACTTGACACCATACAAGGATTGGTAGGTACACCACCTTTAATCAATACTATACCACTTAAAACAATGAGGTTTGCAACTATAATCCAACAGGCTTGGAATGCCACCCATATTGCTTTCATTCCTTACTGCTTTAAGTGTAAGGTTCCTCTGGATTGGCACTCTCCTCCAGATGATGGTAAGGTGTTCACCTGTCCCAACTGTAACAGACAATGGATACTAGGAGAGAAGGATGACAAAGCCAAATAAGACACCACAGCAGTTAGCAGATGAGCATTGGGACTGGCTGGAAACAATTCTAAGGAAAATATTTAAAGATGCCTTCATACATGGGTATAAGCATGGTAGGAAGAACAAATGAGACAGTTTGCTCCTGAATATCAAAGGAATGAGGAGGGTTGGATATTATTCCCACCCGACCAGAAGGATAGAAAGTCTTTGTTCTTCCCTGAGGAAGTTATGAAGCATCCAGCTAAGATGAACTTCCACCTACAGCAGGCTATTATTGAATATGTAGCCAATAAAGATGGTGTCCTACTCGACCCGTTCGGTGGTACGGGTACACTGATGATAGCCGCCTTGCAAGGCTATAGAGTAATCCTAATAGAGATTGAGAATGGCTACCACCAACTAGAATTACAGGCTAGGGAAGAACTAGAGAGACAAGCTCCTGATGCTGGCAACCTAGTTATATTACTCCATGGAGATAACAGACTATTACTACCCATACCCTGTAATCATATAATAACCTCTCCACCTTATGCCCAGGCTATGAATATCAGTAGGGTGAGGAAGAAACGTGAGGATGCTCCTGACGACTGGCTGGTTCAGCAGGACCAGAGGATGATGGAGTATAGTAAATCTCCACGCAACCTATCTAAATTAAACCAGTTCCTTTATAATCAGGAGATGAGGAAAGTCTATACTTTATGCTACCAGAGCCTTCCTATCGGTGGGACAATGACCACAGTGATTAAGGATAGGATAGTTAATGGTGAAAGAGTTTACCTCAGCAAGTGGGCTAACAAAGTATGTGAAGCAGCAGGGTTTCAACTAGAACTATGGGAGAAGTGGAAGGCTCCTGGTCATGGGTTTACTAAGATAGCTCAGAGCCAAGGGAAGGAGATTGTGGAGGATGAGGACGTGCTTATCTATAGGAGGGTTAAATGATTAACTATCTGGTAGGTCTAGCTGGTATGTGGTTGTTCACCGACGGAATAATATCAATTAAGCTATATCCCAAGCAGAGTTGGTTGCATGACCACTCTATTAGAATAATCAGGATAATGATTAGCATAGGACTAATGGTAGCAGGAGGACTAGATGCACTTCGTCCATGACCCTAACGCCAACTTCTATTATTACGGTGAGGATGAGCCAACGTCCAAAACCTATAAGGAGTTATTGGTTGAACAACCACCTAAACTGATAGGAGTGGATGTCGAGACAATCTCTCTCAAGGAACGTATAGCCGTCGGTGTAGGGATTTCTATTAAACCTTTAACCAGCTTTTACTTTGTGTTATTCCCTGAGCCATCGCCAGCCACTCCTTGGCATTTACTAAAAGACCCCACAATAGCTAAGGTATTCCACAATGCCTTGTTTGATTTATCAGCCCTAAGAGAGTATGAGATAGATAATACCAACATCAAGGATACTAATGTTATGGCTAGGCTACTATGCCACAAGTTCAATAAGTTGATTGACCTATCATGGAAACATAACATGGAAGTGCATGAGGTCAGCGAGTACCTACCAAAAGGTGGTACTACCCTAGATGTCGACCAAGCGGTTATGGCTAAAAAGTGTATGCAGGATAGTGGAGCTAGCCTCAAGCTGTATTATGAATTCTGGGATGACATTGACCGCAACTATTTTGATGTTGAGATGCAGACCATACCTATAATGATTGAAATGTCTAATAGAGGACTACTGATTGACCAGGAAAGGAGACAACAGGTAGAGGACGAGTTAACTGAACAGGCAGACTATTACAAATCCATCTGTGAGGATGTTGGATTCAATCCTGGTTCTCCTCAGCAGGTGGCATATATCCTAGCCAGTAGAGGAGCATACTCTAACTTCACCAAATTACCATTTACAGGCTGGGGAAGGAAGAACCTATCCACGTCGGTAGAGGTGCTGGAAAAGATGGATGACCCACTAGCCTCCATAGTGTTACAATATAGGAAGCACTCCAAACTCCTGTCCACATACATTAAACCTTGGGCTAAGGAGGATAGAGCTACTACCCATTTCCACCTAGATGCTGCTACAGGTAGACCATCCTCAACAGATAGGAACATGCAGAACATACCTGGTAAGAAATCAACCATCACCAACTGTAGGAATATATTACTACCTGACTTCGGTATATTCACAGATATGGATTGGTCACAACTAGAATTGAGAATACTAGCCTATCTTTCACAGGATAAGGAAATGCTCCACATCTTTGAAACAGGTGGAGACATACACCAAGCCACGGCTGAATTCCTCAACATTGAAAGGAGTATAGCCAAGAATGTGAACTTTGCCTTAATCTATGGGGCTACTGATGAGACCTTAATGGAGACAGCCCACATTAGGTCGCTGGGTAGAGCCAAGCAATTGAAGCAAAATATGTTCCAACTCTATACTGGTGTTGGGGATTGGATTGAAACGGTACAGCATAATGCTACCAACAATTATAGGGCTAGAACTCTGTTTGGTAGGAACCTTAGGTTACCGACTATGGATGAGGAGAGGTTGGATGGCATCCAGAGGAAGGCTGTGAATTACCCTATTCAAGGTTCGGCAGCAGAGATATTAAAGCGAGGACTAATACTTTGTAAAGACCTGCCCATGGTTCTACAGGTACATGATGAGCTACTGATTGATGGCTTTGTTCCTGATTATAGGTTCAAACCACTGGAGGATATAGCTCCTTTTCATACGCCAGTGGAAATCAAGTATCTTGAAAGATGGGAATAATAGAGGCTCCCATTGTTGCCACTTTAGGAACCCCTATGTAGTAGAGGCAGATGACCACAACTTTATAATTGCCTGGTTCTCCTCATTACTACCTTCTGGATGGTCTGCCAATTGGTCCTCTACCTTTGCCTCTACCTAATCCTCTACCAGCACCACCACTTCTAATTTTGCTTCCTGGACATGGTTTAGACATTATTCACCTCCTACGCTGGCTGTTTGACTGGAGTGGATGATATTCGCTTCCTGTACTCAGCCTTGTCCCTTAAAATAGACCAAAACTCATTACGCCTTTCTAATCCCTCTTGTCTCCATCTGCTAGCCATTTCCAAGTACAACCCCGCATTGGCTATTCGGTTCTGAGCCTCGCCATTCCAAGCATCGGCTTTATCCACATACCTAGCTGCCTCGGTGAGGAGGTCAGCCCGTTTCTGCTCATATGCTCTGGCTACCAGGAAATATCTCTCAGCTAAAGTAGCTTGGATGTTGGCATAATCCCTATACAACTCAGGAACATTATCACCAACATTAACCGTGTTTATTAAGGCATCACCTGTACTTAGGTAATCCGCACCAGTATCTAAGGTACTATCCACAAGCTGTATAGCCGTGAGTTCATCAGACCAGACACCAGCAGCGGAGGTTAGCTCACCATCCAAGGCAGTCATTTCAGTGTCTATTTTATCCAATGCGGTATCCACATAGGCTATGTCCGTAACCGCCTGATGCTCGTATTTTAATGCCATCATCAGCAAGGCATAGGCACTAGCACCGATACAGATAACTTGGTCAAGGAAGGCTGGATAACTGGGAGCAGTAGCTACCAAAGGAGCTGTATGAGGTTTCTCGTAATAAATGGCTATGTGTTTTTTATCCGCAAGTTGGGTTTGGGACTCTCCTGTTTTCTGGCTACCTATATACATAAAGTCGTTCCAGATATTGAAGGACACCCTTTGTTGAGGAATCATATCAACAGGGTAAATCACATGAACCACCCTTATCAGGTCAGTTATAATGGCTGATATATCAATGCCTAGTCTGGACTTAGTGTAGCTAACCTTAATACTAGCACTTTCACTAATGTCACCACCAGAGATAATAGTGTACCTACCGTTAGCATAGTCCATAGTGTAGTCAGTATCCCTAGTATAGGTACTACCTCCACCAGAAGTAGTAATGGTCTCTGACTCAGGTTTAATAGGCTTATAAGCTAGGTCTTTCCATGTCCCTACAGCAGGAGCAACAGAGGCTTCATCGGTTACGGTATAATCTATGGTATGCTCATAAACCGCTTCTAGAGGATAAAACCTGCTAAGGTCGTCCACAGCCCTCTGGACACATCTGTCCAACTCAGCATCAGACCACAATGCTCCTGTGTCCTTCAGGTCTATTCTTAACTCGTCTTGGTATTCGTCAATATACCTCGTTGAAAAAGCCATAACTACCTCCTTATCTTATGGGCTATATCCTCACCTACAGCAGGGAATCTTGGTCTCCTCGTGTCCACAGGTTGGCTAAGGGCTTTCTCCAACCTTTTAACTATGACCTCTAAGCCAGGTTCAGGCTTGGTCAACTTATACTTTCTAGGAGTATCAGCCTCCCTAAGCGGTGGTATAATCATTTCTCCTCCACTACGGTTTCCTCGGTTCCATTCAACCTCTGCAGGTATTGTATGATACCCTGTTTCCTGAACAATTCCTCCAGTAGAGCCTTCCTCTGTGCCTGTAACTGCTGTAGTTGGGCATCAAGGGCTGCCACTTCCTCCAGTTGTTTCTGTAGTTCTGCCTTCACATCCAGTTTCATTATGACCTCCTACGCCAATTGTTCGACTTGGATATAGCCAGTCTTTGACCCAATCATTACTTTAATCCAGCCTACAGTGCCACCAGATTTATCATCACCATCGTTGGCTACTTGGTTATCGTCAGGCAGTTTGGCAAACCCTGCCCAGGCTACATTGCCTCCACCAGCATCAACCGCAATACAGTAAGGTCCAACGGTAACTGTTCCATGTAAAGCCTGCATACAGTGGAGAACATATGCTTCTGCCACTGTCCTTGTGGAACCTGAGTCGCTTTCTAACTTACCTTCATAACACCTCATAGCACTGCTAAGGTCCCCAGTGGTTCCTTTAAGTAAAGGATTGGACATAATCCCAACTATCTTACTACCTGCTATACTGTCAGCAAACCTGGGTGAAACCTCAATTCCAGTTACACCTGTGGTTCCACCTACGCTAATGTTGGGTTTACTCTGCACAGCCGTCATGTCACCACTGGTAGCCTCATAATCTCTACTGTTCAACCTAACATTATCAGTATCCGTTACAGTATCCAGGCAGAAATCCCCACCTGTACACTTGAAGTTGAACTGTGAGGCTAAGGTGATAACCATATTGGTACCATCAAAATCTATTTTACAATCATCACCAGTCCCAAATATCAACTCCTCATCATCGACCAGGTCATAGTCCTCCAATTTCAGGTTCATCTTGGTATGGGTAATCAAGTCACCTGCTGCTACTGCTGTTCCTGTTCCCATAGTACACCTCCTTTAATAGTAATGGCAGTCTCTGTAACCACCCGCTCCGTATATTCCATAGGATAAACCATATAAACATTCACAATAGTAATTTGCACCATATACACCTACGGGTAACCTTGCTAGGAATAATATTTGTTGCAACATACCCACTGGTATCCTAGGCCAACGCCTTTCTAAGTCCTCAAAACTATCGTAACGCTTCCCTGTTTTTTCTCTACCCATTTTAATACTTCCCTGGAGGAATATCTGATACCTTCATACAATAGTAACCTTTCTCTAAAGACCAGGTTAATACCTCATCACTCTGGCAGACAGGCAATGTAGGTATCGTCGGAGCTGGTTTCCCTGTTGGGATGATTAAACCAAACTCGGATGTTACTCCTCCTAACACCATCTCTAAAGTATAACTACCAGGAACCCAGCGATGTACTAAGCTACTAACCCTAGTAGCTACCACTGTGGTGGTGAATTCGGACAAAGCCGTATATACTGTATCCCCATTATCTACAGACTCCACACGCCATTGATAAGTTGTGCCCGCAGCAAGGTTGTCAATGTCCGCAGTTATACTGGTAAAGAGAGCAGTCCCATACTGCCAGCTAGTTTGCTGTTTGGTTCCCTCATAGTCTGACTTTTTTCCATATTCAAACCTTAACCTCGGGTATTCTGGGTTATCCCCCTCATAAGTTATTTCAAGGTGGGCTGGGCTTCGATGCCCCCTATAAATAGCATTTAGGGTAGCAGAACTCTTTGTTATGTTAGTAGCCTCTAATTCATTTGCAGGGGGAAAACTACCTCCCCAATCAAAAAACACATGGTTGGGTTCATCAGTAGGTTCAGACGCATCTATATCCCCAGATGAACGTAGGCATAACTTAGTGGTTCCAGAAGAGTTTAGCCAACCTATCCCGTTACTATTCAATTCTATTAAATAACCAGGATAACCTATAACCCTATCAACATAGTCTCTACTACCACCAGATGTGGTTTTGTTTAGGTGGGCACCATAATCCTCGTCAATTATAGGGATATGGTGAACACTTTCAACTATATGTAGGGTTGAGTGTCCCGCATCAACCTCGCCCCAAAGGTTAGACCGTAGATGTAGCCTTGCTGCGGTAATGGTAGCTCCTCCTAAATCAGTAGGAAAGTCATAAAATCCCCTATAGATAACAAAACGATTATCATAACTATCAAGGTCATTCTCTGCTTTAATGGCATGGGAGTTAGACGCAGTACCAGTACCAGCATCATGGGCATCGAGATAAACTGATTGCCTCTGACCACAATACCCTTGATTTCCTGATGCTCTTAAAATAGCAAGCCCCATCTATACCCCCTAGAATACTCTTATTTCCTTAGCCACCTGTGCTGACATTACAAACCTCTCGAGTCAACAATTCCCACCCTGTCATATAACTCCACCCTACAATCATGTGGTATAACCAGCCTACCAGACATAACCTCAGCCTGTAATTTGGATAATATAGCACTTGCCCTGTTGTTGGCGTCAGTCTGGTTGGTAATTGTAGGAGCAGTAAACAGACCAATAACCTCCATATACTTGGCTATTTGGTCAGAATCCTCAGCCTCACCAGTAATAACCAGTTCTGCTACCCAACCTTCCTCCTGCTGGTTACAAAATACTATAATATGATTGGGAACAATAATATTCCTCTGTTCCACATACTCGAAGAAGAAGTGAGCCTGGTTGGAATAGTATGTTTCATCCACATCATCAGTATCCTGAGGATAAATTATCTGAAATACCAAGCCAGCCCTGGCCCTCAGGTAACAATGGGTCATAGCCATTAAGGTTTGTACCAACGTATTAAAATCATCAAAGGCTACCTGGTTAGGAGAGAACTGAGGGATAAAGGTATTAATTATACCATCATCCTGGTCTGCTAGGGATTCCAAGCTAAAATTAAACCCAGTAGCAGCAACCAGTTCCGTTACTATGAGGGTTCGCAGGATACTGTAAATAGTCTGGGTGGTATAAGGTGAATCATTATAAAGCGGAGGACTACCAACCCTCAACAATTGTTCTCCCATGAGAGACCAGGCTCCCTCCAGTGTCACAGCTACCACTAACTTCCCTTCCATAGAAATCTCGGCTTGGGACTTAACCCATAGCCGAGCAGTTTGGACACAATCATCATCATGTCCATAGCATATCTGGATGTGGTAACCAGTCAGGTCTACAACCGCCCTATCACTATTATCTAGGAGGATAATAGCCCAATCGTTGTAAGGCTCCTCATGGTGTTCTACCAGCTTTTTCCTGTCAGTATAGTTGACGTAACCACCTGCAGGGTTGCGGAATATTAACCCAACATAAGGAGTGCCTGATACAGCCTCCTGAGCAGCCTGTAAGGATGAGCTGATAGTCCTCACTACTACCCCCTATTAAAGCCACGGACATATAAAGTCCTATCAGCACTTTGATTGGAACCAAACCGCATCCTCAAGTATTGTGCCCCACCAATCCTGAATGTTACTGCAACCTGAGTTGTTGCAGCCGTAGTAGCATGGGCAAAACTTCCAGTTGCATCATCATCCAGTGCATGGACTATTACAGGAACAGTGGCAATAGAACTATCCCTCTGGATATAAGGGTTTAATGTAGAACTGGTAATGGCAGAACCAAGCATCACGGTGATAAACTCGTAGTCATCACCTAAGTCAACCAAATCGGAAAACTGGTCAACATCATCACCTGTAAACTCGGTCGCCCTGTCAATATCTACCGTAGCTGTTATCCATCTACTAAATTTCATTTCAACTCCTCATCGCTGTTTACCCTCGCCTAACTCCTTGCCAGTTTTCTCCCTAGCAATGTTATAGGCTATGGCAGCACACTGTTTTTGGTCTTTTCCCTCATTTACACACTGTTTAATGGACTTACTGATAGCCTCCCTAATAGAAGTTATAGGACTATCTGGTGTTAAATTCTCCACAGGTAATGGCATTAGAATCTACCTCCATGAATTTTTTCAGGCAATGCTGGAATGGTATCTGTAGTCTGTTTCCTACTAAGTATGGTGCCGTCATGTCCTACTACAGTATCATAGGAGGCAAAGATTACTCTGCCCCAAGCTGAAACCAATAACTTTGCAGATTTACCACATATAGGACAAATGGCATTAAACCTATCAGCTATTCTATGATATTCTTCGAACCTAATCCCACAACACTCATACTCATATAATGGCATTTCAACCTTTTAGGGAGAGCAGCTATTAACTACTCTCCCTAATTCCTCCTTACTTTCTCCACTGGACGTAAATCATAGGCAGACCTTCATCCGTAAGTGTTGCTAACTCAAACTTGGTATCAGCAAGGATGTGACCAATTACAGGATAATGACTATCCATATAGTCGTAAGTGCTTTCCCTCACCTGAACAGAGCCATCAGACATAAGCATAACCACTCTTTCGTTTTCCGCAGCACCCACATTGGCTGCATGAACATGAGGACAAAACATTGGTCCCCAAGTCTGGAACCAGACATGTCGAGTGGCAGTTGGGTCATTGTGCATACAGGCACCAAGACAATTTCTATAATGCTGGTAACCTGTATCATTCATCCAGACACCATGCTTCCACTCGTTCTGCATTATAGTGGTAGCCATGCTAGTCTTATCATTGATTACTGGTTGGTCAAGCTCCAACACACTAGCATACGTATATGCACTCAGGTCAACGACTGTGAAAGACTTGTTGGTTTCGTTCCAAATCTTTTGTGCTACGGAGCCAGTAGCTTGGTAATCATGCTTCACAATAAAACGTTGGAAAAACCGTTCATCACTAGGAGCTGTATCCTTGCCACAGACCCAACCACCTGAATACCAGTCATCTGCCCTAGCACCGTCATCAACAGTGGTGTTGTAAACGATGGACATCTCACCTGCTATCTTCCTCACCAATAGACTATTTGCCATATCTTGTTGGTATGCACAGGTGAAAAGAAACTTACCGAACAGGTCATCACCATTGGTAGCGGTAACTGTATTGGCTGACGCACTACTATTAGCCACACCTCGGTATGTTCCATAGTAGAACACTCTCTCACCCTGTTCTAACTTAGCACCACGAGGATAAAGGGCTGATGCGTCGTCCGCACCATAGATATCAGGAAAGGCTAAGTTAGTCCAGCCTGACTCTCCACTATAATACTCAGGCATATAGATTGTTCTGCCATGGTCTCTCCTTAAATCGTGGTTTGTTTTACTCATTCTGTTACTCCTTAGTTTATTGGGGTGATTCCAGGCTCACCCTAGCCTTCTTATGCAGTTATAGCAGAATCATCCACATCGTGGATTCTTGCTAAACACTTGGTTGAGCCTAAAAGCACTGAGCCATATGAGTTCAACCTAATCCCACTGGCATTGTAATCTTCTAGGGCATCAAAGGTTATCAGCTCATAAAGGTCACCCTCGCCTTCAGTACCGCCATAAGCGAATGTTACGCCAGGTTCTCTAGCTAGGACATTACCAAACCTAAGACCAAAAATGGAGAAGGTTCTGTCCGAGCTATACACAGCCCTCTTGTTGCTGGTAGCACCAGTACCAGTACCAGATTCCTCATCAACCAGGAAGTCAGTCCGAACTATTGGTATACCCATCCAATACATAATTGGTCTACCAAGTTCATTCAAACCTCTGGTCAACAGGCTGATGTCACCATGAACAATGGTTTGTAAGGCTTCACCAGTATCAGTGCGGAAACCATACTCTCCATAGGCTGCGTCAAAGCGGATGCCGATTTCTGGAGGAACCCAAATCTCGTCACAACCAAACATCATGGCATCTACCATCCGCCTAAGCAGGCTGAGGGGAAGACCACCATCCTCTGCGTCAAGGTTGAGGTCGGAATTGGCTACTACTGAGGCTGAGTTTGGTGTGCCTCTTTCAGCTACTAACGCATGGAGACCATCCCACTGTGTTGGTGAACCTCCATAAGTAGTATCCGCATAGATGATACGGTCACCTATTTTCCGCTTCAAACCCTTCTCGCATTCCAAGAGCATCTGTGCCCGATAGTCGTTATAGGTACCATAGATGTTCTGGACATAGCGGTCTAGTTTCCTCTGGATGTAGATATACCTAAGAATGGATTCTACCTCAGTGTAGGTTACATCCTCACTCCAAGATAATTGTTCACCAACAGAAGCCTCAGAAACAGCATCCTCAGTGATTTCGTTTTCCCTTAACCACTCTATTTTGAGTCCTGTGCCTGCGGCTTGGGCTACTGGCAACCTTTCTATAGGGTTGTTACGTTTGATGTCCTC